AACGTAAACAACTAATGGTTCATTAACTGTAGGATGTATCCCAGATTCTAATTTTTTCATCTCATTAACGAATGGTTTATTTCTCATATCGTCTGGAGAAATATAACCAGCGTCTGATTCAATCATAATCATTCTCTCACCAATAATATTGGTTTTATTTATTTTGTAGTCACCCATATCAATTAATTTTTACCCATTTATAATTATAGTATGTCCTATTTTCTTTGTTACAAACATTATATCTAACTAAATTGGTTAATGGGTCAACTAACATATAAATGTAAACTACATTTAATTTATTTTCCCCATTTTCACCAGCTTTTAATATTTTAATATCTGACATATTATATTTTTTATAATAAATATGATATATAAAACAAAAAATCCCAAAGTTTATTTGGGATTTCTTATATATTATATTTAATTATTATTATTTCTTGTTTTTATGAAAAGTAAAATACATAGATGTATCGAATATTTTAGAGGTTATTTCGTTAACTATTTTTTTTGTTTCATCTTTTATTCTTTTATCTTGAATTTTAAATGAATTTATTTTAAATAATGTAATTTCACAACTCATGTAACTTTTTTTATTATAATTGATTCCTGAATTACGCATATCTAAATCTATAATCGTTCTATCAATATCAAAAAGAGTTTCATCTAAAATAGAAAATACTTTTGATTTTATTTCCTTATTCATTTTTTTAATTACTTCAGAATAATTCACATCCCCCTCCAATTTTGGTTCACCCCAAGCTGATATTGTCACATACATTGATTTTGGGTTTTTATTATCTATAGTACCTGTGGTTACTTTATAATTTTTAAATAAATCTAATTTCATCTGTTTTCCAGTTTTAAGCATAATATTTTTTTTTATTAACTATACTTAAAAAAAATTAAAAAGTCAATAACCTATCTACGAACCCTACCAATTAAAACCAAACCATTTATCTCTGGAAAATATTTACCCTTCCAATTAACATTTAAAATAGTACCGTCTTTTTTAATAATGTTTGAGTTAAAATCTTTAAAATCATCCTTATTGTTTTTAATTAAATCAATATTTTTTATAATGTTTTTAATTTCATTTTTTGGTGAAACATCATCCCAAGATTTATCAACACAATGAGCTTCTTTAAATCCAGTGACAAATTCCCAATCACCATTTACAGCAACAAACTTATCAGTTATGGTAGACATAATAACTCTAATAACATAATCATTATGTTTTTTAGATAACCTATCAATTAATTCTAATTGTTTAAGCTCTAATTTAGCCACAGTCAATTGTAACACATTATCCATAACCTATATTAGTTTATTATTATTATTATTATCTGAACACTTTTTAGTTAGTTCATCTATTTTTTTATCAACATGAATTATTATTTTATTAATAACCTCATCGTTATTTAATTCTTGGTGTTTCATAGCATCTTGAAGACCTTTAGAAGCTTCATTAAGTAATGGTAAAATTTCTTTTAATTCCTTAATTCTATTTTCTTGCTCAAGTTCTAGTTTTTTAATGATACCAATTTTTTCTTTTTGAATACTTTGAAGCCAAAGCCACATGACATAAAATGTCACACCAGCGCTACCAAAAATTTGAACCAATGAATTTATTTCCATTTTAATTAGATGATAAATGTTTTTTTAATTCAATTACTTTAGAGATATCAGAAACGAATGTACCCCCATTATAATTTCTATTTAATAAATTTTCTTTAGTTGATAATAATTTTTCTTTTATTTCACCAGAAGATTCAGATATTTTTCCATTAACCAATGATATACACTCTTTTATTGCATCTTTATAAAACTCTTCTTTTTCAGATTCGTTCGTTGATAATACAGCATTAATAGCATTAACATCTGATTCATCTAACTCACTGTATTCTTCGTTAAACTTATCAGTAGCGATTTCAGCTAATGTGCTATTAGGTAATCCATAACCTTCAGCAATCTCTTTTTTAGTGTTGTTTAAAATATAATCAACTATTGATGTTTTAGCTTCAACTAACGCATCAATAGTTTTATGTGTTTTTTTTGTGAAAATTAAAGTGTTTATATTATTATATAATGATTCTTTAATTTCATTAATCTCAAAAGATTCACCAATTATATTTTTTGCTAAACCTTTGTTAGCTTCTTTTATTTTTTCTCTATCAAAACTATCCAATAGTGAAATACATTCATTTACATATTCTAAAGCTTTAAACTTATCCAATTCAATTTTAGTTTCAATATTATAATAAACATTAAATTGTGTATTTAAAGCTTCATTTTCTTTAATTGTTTTTATGTATTTTTTGAATTCATTTTTCTTATTCTCATCACCAGTTGATATAGCTTCAGCTAGTATTGAGTTATATGTTGATTTTATTTTACCAAAATTATCCATAATTATTGTTTTTTATAATAAATATGAAGAGTTATTATAAAAACATTATTCATCTAACATTCTATCGATGTCACCGATAATAGTATTTATATCTTCGTTTATTTTTAAATTTTTATTATATATTTTTACACGTTCATTTAGAACAACATCATCATCCTCAACTTTAATTGATTTAACTAAATTTTCAAACATAGTTGACGATGTTGTTTTATTTTTTGGTGCTTTATTTTTACCGTTACCAGTTAATAATTTTTTTCTTTTTACTGATTCTGATAAACCTTCTGGTGCACCAACCTCTGGTGCTTCTGGCGCTTCTTCACCACCAACTTCTGGCGCTTCTTCACCACCAACTTCTTCACCACCTTCTGGTGTTTCTTCACCACCAACTTCTTCACCGCCGAATTCAAGACCACCACCGCCGAAGCCGCCACCGCCGCCTCCACCAGTTGGTCCACCACCTTCTTCAGATTCACCACCTTCAGAACCGTTACCACCAGAACGAGCCACTTCAATATCACCATATATTGAATCAACTTTATCAAACATACCTGTATATTTAATAACATTACTAGTATTTTCCAATTCAGCAGCAGCTGCTTTTTCAATACGTTGTTCAAGTAAATCTTGTTTAATATCATCATCACTCCAACCTAAAATATCTCTATGTGCTTTAGTCATTGACATTGGTGCAAACCCATTTCCAGCATCAGAAACCGCATCTTTGTATAGTGTCATTTTCATTTGTAGTTGCTCAACTTTAAGCATTTCAGCTTGAGTTGATGGGTTGTTTAATGTTAATGTGAAATTATCTAAATCATCCTCAAAACCTAAAAGGTGTAAATGTATAATTGCTATTTTATTTAATTCAGCTAACATAGCTTGTTGTATCCTATTTATAGTTCTTGAGAATCTAACATCTTGCAATGATAAATTTTTACCTTCACCTTGAGCTTCATCATAATTTAAAAATTGTTTAGGAACTCTTAATGCTGTAAATAATTTTCTTTGTAAGTATTGGATATCTGCAATTTGGTCCAAATTAGATGCACCTTGAAGTGTATCAATCGGTGTTGGTGCATTTTCATCTCTAACTGGTATAAAATAATCCTGGTCATTTGATAAAGTATTATACCTCAAATCAACCTGACCTGTTTGTGGGTCAACAATTGGTGTTCTTTTAAACCTATTAGCGATTTCATCAACGTATTGTGGAACATCTTCCTCATCTATGTTACCGACAAATATTTTATATACTCTTCTTTCTGGTGCTCTAGTTACACGATAAACTAACATGGCATCTTCTGATAATTGAAGTTGTTTCCATATTCTTCTAGCCTTTTCAAGCATAGATGTACCATAAGGTAATCTTCTATCATCACCTAATAACCTAAAGTGTGCTATTTGCCAAGAATTAAACTCAACATCTCTACCCCTCCAAAAGAATTTTATTTTACCAGGTGATTCTTTTACATCTTCAACGTTAATTCTATTTCTACCACTTATCATAGCCTCAATGATATCACCTTCTCTTCTTTCTATTTCGAAATTAGGTAATTGTCTTGCCCCCAAAACACCATTTCTATCATCAATATTTAATAATAAAAAATTATCACCATACTTACATGTGTTTCTAGTCCACATAGGTAATGATACATGAATATCTAACCTATTAAAAAATAAATCTTCAAGAACACCTTTAATTCTACTACTATCTGAATATACATTTAATATTTTACCCTTGTCATTTGTCGTTGTAGCTTCCTCCATCATAACATCTAAAGCTGCTGCAATTTCTGGATAAAACTCCATACTTTCAAAATCAGTATATGAACCAATCCTTGTTGTTTCATAATGTATTGATTGTTGAAATAGTTCACCATCTACCTTTCTCCAAAGGTTTTTTAAATATTTGTTTTGTTGATTCTGTAATTTTACAGATTCATATTCATCCTTTGATTGTGTTTTTATTAAAACATCATTATTAATTGAATACTTATTTGATTGTTGTTGAGGTTGTTGTCTAACACCCTCTGGACCAAATATTGTATTTAATCTTTGAAATATTGTTTTCTTTGCCATATTTATTTATTTTTAATTAATTATAGTGAAATAAGTTATAAATTAAATACTTATTGCACATAATTGCACTCAACGTAAGCTAGGTTTTGTTGCATACCATTTACAACAACCATTTGATATACATACCCAGTTATGTTATCATATCCTTGTGAACCTTTAGTTGCTGTACAAGTAGGTGCTGGTTGCTTACCTACATTATATCCACTTTTACTTAAATTGGTATCTGGACACCATAAGTAAAGTGCAACTGGTGAAGGGCCAATACTTTTACTCCTAATAAAACAACCTTTTTCTCTAACTTTTGCCATAATATTTTATTTATTTCATTCCACTAAATAACCATAAAAATTCACCTCTTGGGTCTTGCATATTTTTAGCAACATTTGGTGAAAAATTAGGTTTACCAGTATTAGTTTTATTTCTTCCTTTTTTGGGTACAAATCCAGTGTTATATGTATCATCTGTTTTTTTATCGTTATTTCCAGATTTCCATGCTGATAATATTGCTTTGGTTTGTTTCTCCAATTTTTTTAATTTTTTAAATGAGGATTCCAATATCCATAAGGCCATACCTAATGAAATCAAACAATCATCATTATACCCTTCCATATGGTCAGGTCTACCATTTTTGTAAATAAATGTTTTCATTTCATTAATCACCCTTTTAGATTTAATCTTAATAGTATTAGTTCTAACTGCAATTTCTAAATTAGAAATTAATTGCAATCTAACACCATTAATGTTAAACCCAGCAACTTTTTTACCATTCTCAGTTTTAACCGAATCATAATGTAAATTTGGGTATTTTAATTCTTCAAGTTTGGAAACTGTAGTATTACCAACACCAACATTATCCACTACCAAATAAGCACCATATTTAGTACCATAAACATTTAATATCTCAGCAAAAGTATCTGGTGGTATTTTACCTTGGAATTCCGCAACTTGTTCCATTGTGGTGAAATCTATAATTTGAAATGATGAAAAGTCAGCACCATCTCCACGAGCAACGTCAGCCGCTAATATGTACTGGTGACCTTCTTCTGGTTCATTCCAAATCCAAACTAAACCACTGTTACCATCAAAATAAGTATCGTCAATAAATTTAGGTTTCTCAACATTTTGGGTATCATGCATATCGATATATTCATCATCAATAACATTACCCCCAGAACCTAAGAAAGATACGTCAAGCTCTTGAGCAATACGTTTCTTATCGTTGTTCATACCTTTACACATGTCACGATACCAAGTAGATGTGGGTTTATAACCCTTTTTAACCATTTCATCAAATGAATCTAAAGTGAATTCAACTTCACTTAAAATTTCATCACCTTTTAACCATTGTAAATCTTTATTATACCTAGGGTCTTGGAACCATTTTAACTCAATTACATTGTAATCATTTTCCCCCTTTTCAGATTGTTCATAAGTTTTATAATATAATGGGTCATAACCATTTGGTGTTGATATTAATATTGCACCACCCCCAGTACCTAACGATGTAATAGCCGCAGAATATAATTCAGCACCATTTACAATGAAGGCAGCCTCATCAAAAATAAGTAATGTTGGGGTATATCCACGAAGGGCATCTGTAGATGTTGCAACCGCAATGATTTTACTACCATTTGGTAATTCAATTTCTATTTGCGAGTCTTTAATAAAGATTGATTTTTTTTCTTTTTCCTCGGTACCATAATACTCTGGTCCCCAAACCCATCTAGGTAACTGTGAACAATAGTCTTTAATACCCCTAGCAAACTTTTTAGCTAAGTTTAATTTATTAGCAATAACTATTATTGTCTCTGGGTTATTAGAGTCAGCAAAAGCACATTTAATAGCACCATAGGCTTGTGTAGTTGTTGATATACCAGCCTGTCTTGGTTTTGTTACGATATTAAAACGATGTCTTTGATAACAATCTACAATATGTTTTTGCCTTACGAATAAGTTAAACGGTACAAACCCCTCTTGAGTCTTATCAAAAGTTGATAGATACGTTTCAATAGCGTATTTTGGGTCTATAACACATTTAGCATATTCATTTAATATTTCACTTGCTGTTAGCATAAGATTTTTATTAATAAATATGCAAAAACCTATAAAAACAAAAAAGGGCGATATTTAAT